TAGTTTGTTTATCGGACAGAAAACAAAAATAACCAAGAAAAAATAAGGAGTAAATATGGCAAACGCTATAAAGAAAAAAGACGAAAATAACATAGTTGCTTTCGATCCTAGCATGTTTGAACAAGATGCTAATAAAGGATTGGGCAATCTGGGAATGGACGATCTTGCAATACCTTTTCTTCGTATACTGAGTGATACGTCACCACAGATCAAGAAAAGAGATCCTCTCTACATAGAGGGAGCGGAAAGTGGAATGATCTACAACACGCTAACAAAAGAAATATACGACGGAGAAGAAGGTGTAAGTGTAATACCTTGCGCTTATCAACGTCAGTATATTGAATGGACAGATAGAGGCGAGGGCAGTGGTGCTCCTGTTAATATTTATCCTGCAGAGAGTGATATATTGTCTAAAACTACAAGAGATGAGCAGAGAAAAGATAGGTTATCTAATGGTAATTATATCGAAGATACTGCGAATCATTACTGCCTGGTCATTGGCAAGGACGGAACTTCCTCCCAAGTCCTCGTTGCAATGAAAAGCACCCAGCGTAAGAAATCTAAACGATGGAACTCCCTTATGCTGGGGCTTAAATTGAAGGGTGCAAACGGATTGTTTACACCTCCTTCATATTCCCACGTTTACAAACTTAAAACATTAGCTGAGTCTAATAATTTAGGTGAGTGGTTCGGTTGGGATATCTCCAGAGTAGGACCTGTAGAAGACGTTGATACTTATCAAGCTGCAAAAGCTTTTGCTGATAGCGTAGCTAAAGGCGAAGTTAAAGTTAAGCATGAAGATGAGAGCGTTGACAATGGTGAAAAAACACCTTACTAAAAAAATTATAAGGGGCGACCGCCGTTGCCCCTTTAAACTTATGAATGAGAAAGATTTATGGACGACCAAAACAAGTTTATTGAAATATTTACAGGCTTAGATCGAGCATACGGTCAGACACAAAGCCGTGAAAAGAATGAAGCGGGCAAACTAGAAGGCCGCTCTTGGTTAGTTAAAGAACCAATTACCAGAGATAAATGGATTAATCACTTAGAAGGTAAAGAACCATCTCTTGGTATTATACCGATTGATGATAATAACCAATGTAAGTGGGGAGCTATCGACATAGATACATACGATGGCTTTGATTATAAAAAACTAATTACAAAAATTGTCGAAAAGAAATTACCACTGGTTGTGTGTAAATCAAAAAGCGGGGGTGCTCATGTATTCTTATTTGTAAGCGAACCAGTGCTTGCCAAGCAAATGCAAATAAAATTAAAAGAGATAGCTGTATTTTTAGGGTATGGTGATTGTGAGATATTTCCAAAGCAAATTGAATTGAACTCAAAAGGTACAGGAAACTTTTTAAATTTGCCGTATAATCACCCAGAGTTTCCCACAAGGTATGCGTTTGATGACGAAGGTAATGCATTGATTGAATTAAGTATGTTCATAAAGCATTATGAAACGAAAGTCTTATCGAATCTCGGCATGGTCGTTATCGACAAACCGATTACCGCAGAAAAGAATGATGATTTTAAAGGCGCTCCTCCGTGTCTTGTTACACTAGCTTCACAGGGCTTTCCTGAAGGCTCACGGAACATGGCTTTGTTTCAGTTAGGAATTTATTTACGTGAAAGATTTCCTGAAAAATTAGAGGAGAAATTAGATTACTACAACTCTAAATATTTTACACCACCTTTGCCAAGCAGAGAAGTGTTAACGATATTTAAACAAGTAGAAGATAAAAAATATTTTTATCGGTGTGAAGAACCAATGTTTAAAACAGTGTGTGAGAAAATTAAATGTCAGTCACAAAAGTTTGGCATTGGTAATTCCGCAACAAATGAGATTAGTGGATTAAAGAAATGGGTATCCGATAATCCTGTGTATGAATTAACGCACAATGGTAAGGTTATTATCTTAACAGTGGATCAGTTATCAAGTCATGCTGAATACAGGAAGCAATGTATAGCGCAAGCGAATGAAAGCCCACGGCCCGTGGCTCCTGCCATTTGGGCAGACATGGTGCAAACATTATTGAGCAATATGCAAGAGGATGATTTCATACAACTACCAGGCGAGGTAACAGCAAAGGGTCAATTCTTAAATCAGTTACAAATATTTATAGAGAACAACAGAGGTGCAAAGGACAGACAAGACGTACTGCAAGGTATGGTCTTTGAATTAAAAGATTATTTTTTCTTTAAACCTCAAGCATTTAGAGACTTTTTAAAAACAAAAAGATTTACGAAAGCATCTGATTCAGAACAATATAAAATGTTTGAAGAGTTTAAAGGAACAACTGCTAAGTTAAAAGTAAATAACAACGTAGAGCATTGTTGGAAGATACCAACAACGATATTAGAATCAGAGTATAGACTTAGTAAGAAAGACTTTAGTGAAGAGGAGGCATACTAATGCACAGACATATTGTTATAGGTCCTCCTGGCACAGGCAAGACAACATACTTAAAAAATAAAGTAGAAGAGTTATTAAAATCTGGTGCGTGTACATCTCAACAGATTGGTTACTTTAGTTTTACGGTAAAAGCTGCTGAAGAAATTAGAGACAGAGTTTTGTCAAATGAAAAAATGAGTAAAGAACAGGTAAAGATTATGTTTCCATACTTCTCTACGTTACATAGTTTAGCGTACAGACGTCTGCAGCTACAGCAAGCACAGATCATGGATGATAATGATTACGCAGAACTTTCACGCATGACAGGACATGAATATGTAAACAAGATGCGTAAAGGTAATGGTGTAGATATTGCGATGCCAACAGCAAAGAGTGAGTATCAAGACATTATTAATTTAGCGTACGCAAAGTATCCTGATGATGAAGATAGGTTGGCTAAAATATTTAGAGAAACAACACTCAATAACTACGGCGCACGGAACATGATAGAGCAAATGGATTTAGACTTGCGTAAGTTTAAAGAAGATAGAGATAAGTATGAGTACGTTGATTACTTTATAAATTTTATAAAAAATAAAAACGCACCGCAGTTAAAATATTTATTTATTGATGAAGCACAGGATCTATCTGCACAGCAATGGCAAGTGGTTGATATGTTACAAAAAGAATCTGGTGCAATAGAAACATATATAGCAGGTGATGATGACCAAGCTATCTTTCGTTGGGCAGGTGCAGACATTGAACACTTTATAGCTATGGCTAATAATGATAACAACACAATCATACCTCTTACGCAATCGTATCGTATACCTGTGAGTGTGCACACTATTGCCACAAAATTAGCACAGTCTATATCGCAAAGAATACCAAAAGAATACAGACCAAGAGATGAAGAAGGAGTCAGAAAAGTCTTAAATATCAGACCTTTAAACAAAGGATTGGTAGAAGGTGAGTGGTTAATTTTATGCCGTACACATGAGATTGTGAAACAAGTTTCTGAATCTTTAGAAGCATATGGTTGGTTGTATAAACGCTACGGATCATCCGTTATTAGTTTTAAATACATCGAAGCTATCAGAGCATGGACAAAGTTACAACGAGGCGAAGAAGTATCAGGTGTTGAGTGTGATGTTTTATATCATCATATGGATAGCACACGTATTAAAAGAAACTACGGAGTGTTTAAAGGACAACATGAAGGTTCTTATAATTTAGAAACATTAATAAAAGATTATGGTCTTCGTGAAGAAGTAAAACTATCAAGCACACGAACAGCTAGTGTCAAAGATATAACTTGGTATGACATGTTAAACGGAAAAGGTTTGCGTAAAAGAATACCTTACCTACGTTCTATCATGCGTTCAGGAAATAAATTAGATGCCGTACCACGTATCGAAGTATCAACCATACACGCAAGTAAAGGTGGGGAAAGAGATAATGTTATGTTAATAACAGATCTATCTTATGGTCCTTACAAATCATCAACAGAAACACAACAAGGCAAAGATGATGAAGCCAGAGTTTTTTATGTTGGTGCAACAAGAGCAAAGAAAGAATTACATATTGTTCATCGAACGGAAGGACAATACGAATATGAACCTATATTTTTTTACGAAAGGAACTGTGCATGATATCGCAGGACATTTTAAAAGAAGCTGAAAAACTTATTGCTGGTGACAGGCAAGAAGACTACGGCGATAAACTCACGAACCACGAAAACATTGCTGATTTTTGGAGTGCTTACTTAGATACAAATGTAACACCCCATGATGTAGCCATATGCATGGCGTTAGTTAAAATAGCACGATTAAAACATGCGCATAAAAGAGATAGCTATGTTGATTTAGCTGCTTACGCTGCCATAGCTGGAGAAATAGATGAAAGAACAACCTAATTGGTTTCCTAAAGTACACCGCATGCCCAGTGAATGGGTTATGCCTGATACCTTCCCTGATCTATCTGGTTACGACGAGATAGCTATTGATTTAGAGACACGTGATCCTGGCATTAAAGATACAGGTCCTGGTTATATTCGTAAGCATGGTGAAGTAGTCGGTATTGCTGTCGCTGTAGACGGTTGGCAAGCATACTATCCCATTGCCCACGAAACACCGCCCAACATGGATAAAGAATTAGTTACACGCTGGCTTCGTAAGCAGTGTTCGTACGAGTCTGTCAACTATATATTTCATAATGCGTTCTATGATGTTGGTTGGTTAACGACGATGGATATTGACATCAAAGGAAAAATAATAGACACTCTAATTGCAGCACCACTCGTAGATGAGAATAGGTTCAGATTTGATTTAAACTCATTAGCAAAAGATTATCTACAAGAGTCAAAATCGCAAGCCCAACTTTACGAGGCTGCAAAAATGTGGGGCCTTGATCCGAAAGGTGAAATGTGGAAGCTTCCCGCCTCACATGTTGGAGAATACGCTGAACAGGATGCCGCTGTAACGCTACGCTTATGGCATCACTTACGTTTAAAAATACAAGAACAAAACTTAATTAATATATTTGAATTAGAGACGGATTTATTTCCTGTTTTATTTAAGATGAAACAGAAAGGTGTTAGAGTAGATTTAGATAAAGCGGAGACAATTAAAAATGATTTACAAAAGCAAGAGAATAAACTTCTCGGATCCATTAAAAAACTTTCTGGAGTGGACGTCGAAGTCTGGGCTGCCACCAGTGTGGCAAAGGCGTTTGATAAACTTTCATTGCCGTATGATCGTACTCCAACAGGACAACCAAAGTTTGACAAGAACTTTCTTGCGACACATGATTCCCCTCTCGCTCAAATGGTTGTGGAATGTCGTGAGATCAATAAAGCGCGAACCACGTTCATTGAAAGTATCACCAAGCATTCGTACCGAGGCAGGATACATGCTGAAATACATCAGATGCGATCAGACCAAGGAGGAACGGTAACAGGGAGATTTAGTTACAGTAATCCAAATTTACAGCAAATTCCTGCACGGCACGGGATTCTCGGCCCACTGATCAGAAGTATATTTATACCTGAGAAAGATTGTAAGTGGGGTATCTTTGATTACTCGCAGCAAGAACCACGGCTCGTCGTACACTACGCTAATAAAAATGGTTTTCCAGGTGCAGGAAAGTTTTTAGATTCATATCAAAAAGACAACACTACAGACTTTCATACTATGGTTTCAGAAATAGCTGACATACCTCGTAAGCAGGCTAAAACAATTAATTTAGGGCTATTTTATGGCATGGGTAAGGGTAAACTGATGTCACAGCTCGGTGTTAGTGAAGAAGAAGCTACAGAACTATTACAAAGTTATCATGAAAAAGTGCCTTTTGTAAAAAAATTAACGTATGATACTCAAGGCATAGCTAATAAAAATGGATTTTTAACCACTATTCAAGGTCGTCGTTGTCGTTTTGACTTATGGGAATCAGAATTAGAATGGGGAAAGAAAGCATTACCTGAAGAGGAAGCTGGAAGAGAGTACGGTAAAAAAACAATTAAACGTGCCTGGACATACAAAGCATTAAATAAACTAATACAAGGATCTGCAGCAGATCAGATAAAGACTGCTATGATTCATTTACATAGAGAAGGGTATGTATCTCATATACAAGTACATGATGAACTTGACTTTTCTGTTGCAAGCGATGCAGATAAGAATAAGATTAAAGAGATTATGGAAACCTGTCTACCCAAGCTCGAAGTCCCAAGTAAAGTCGACGTAGAATGCGGTGACAACTGGGGCGATGCAGGTGATTAAGATCTGGTTATTAATCTCGATGATCTCTATGCCTGGCATGCCATCCGTTAAACATACGGCTGAACTTTGGTTTGATGAAGCTAAGTGTGAAGCAAGACGTGTTGTCATGGAAAATAGTATTATTGATATGGCTACAGAACAAGGAATTAATCCTGTCTATACACAGACGTGGTGCCTTGAATCAAATATGTTTGTTATAAGTAATAGTTGACACTCCCATTAAATTAGATTAAAGAAACAATTAAATGAGAATGGTGCAACATTCTCGGAGTATGGCTGAACAACTGTAACAAGGTAGTAAGGCACACTCGGTGGAAAGATAGGGTCAACTGACTGAAGGGTCCAAGGGTGGTACTGAAGTACTCGTTAACATAGGACATGTTGACTTGTCGGGAAAAGGTTGGGGGTAGTCAAAGATTCCCCCTACTCACTTAAAGAAAGGAATAAAATGAAAAATCTTAAAAAATTTCAAACTGAAAAAGTTGTATATGAAATTGAATATAACGGGAAAAAGGTACTTCTTTCTCCTCATGAGTTATTTAACCAACCATCTTTTCAAGCAGCAGTGTTGTCTCAAATAAATGAGATGCCCTCTACTGTTAAATCAGAAGAATGGAGTAATAAAATACAAGAGATGCTTGATAAAGGAGAAAAGTATGAAACTTAAAAGAGAATATGAGATGACGTTTAAAGAAGGACTTCGTCTTGGGATACGTTTGACGCGAGCAAAAGCGTATATAGAAAATGCCCGTGATGCCAAAAGACTTGGTGATGACACGATGGCAGAATTATATATGGGTTTTGCACAAGAGTGGAATGAACTAGCGCGTAATGCAGGTAGAAGATTTACACCAACCGCGGCTCACGAACCCGAACAACCTGCTTTTGATTTTGGTGACGTCGAAATGCAGGAACACTTATCAAAGTTACCACATCAACTAAAGGAGACAGCATGAAACAAAAATATGAAGAAGGTTATTTAAAATACGTAAAAGAAAGGGGAGCAACAGAAAAAGATTTAAAGTTTTCAGAGCAAATGGGTATCGGTGAATATAAAATAAATTATAACAAAGACCCCGCTGAATTACTTTATAAAGATAACGAAACAACATCGAGTATTCCTTTTGAATGGACAGATGCTAATCTTTTAGATGTTATAAAGGATGATCTTGAAGAAATTTATAAGTATTTTACCAGTGGTAAATTAAATGAGAAAGATTCACACATTCATTTAGAAACTTTGTATTCTCTTCCTAGGGTTATTAAACTTCAATTAGCAAAAAAAGATTTGTTTATTAATCCCACTGCAAAAGATGCAATTAAGAAGCATGAACAATACTTACGTGAGGTAAAATAATGAACATCAAGAAGTTTAAAAGTGTGGCAGTAGCCATTGAAACGTACAAGTTATTAAAGAAGATAGCCGCCGCTGATGACCGATCGGCTGGTATGCAAATAACGTATTTAGTAAAACAAGAAGCAAAGAAAAGAAAGTTAGCTGCATGAAACATCAATGTTACCGATGTAAACGTGAGTATTTAGAAACCAATATGATTAGAAAACAATTTGGCAAAACATCTTTTGGTATTTTCTTTCACTATTGTATTTCATGTTACAATTTCTTACAAAAATCATAGGTATTCTATGCCTATGTGGGACGATACTGGCGAGTGTGTATATTTTGATATATTATTCGCCGTATCAAACTTTTATGCGTGATTGTGTAAGAGGTGAGATGGGTGATTTCAGTAATGAGTACTGCACCTGGAAATACGACAAAGTAATGTTGTGTAAAAAGGAGAATGTATGTTTGATGTATGGCATCTTACAGCCATCGTAATTGTTTTTGCACTAGGATTCTTTTTTGGAAGATTATCCATGCGAGCTAAATACGAGGCAAAAGTAGAAGAATTAGAAAATAGAAAGGAAAGTATAGAATGGGCCGCAAGACACCACTGAAAGAACGATTACTACGAGAGTATGTAAAAGTTTCAAAGACCGCGGTACGCGACCCACGGAACTGGAGAGAAGTTGCCGCCCGTATGCGATGGGAGCGCTTGAGAAAAATATTATGGAGGCGTTATGATTATATGCAGTCGATGTAAAGGAAACGGATATGTTAAAGTTAGATTCGAGGCAGAACAAGCCATTGAACAGTGTAAGGTTTGTGACTCACAAGGGGAAATCAATGAAGATAAGTACTACCACCAAACATGGACAGAGGGCACTGAAGATTCCCTCGCGGTTTACTACGGACCGCCCTTGGACCCCGAATCATTTAAAAACTACACGATTTCGGGAGAGTAAACCTGTGATAGAGTTTAAGGGCGAACCGCCCTTTTAGAGTTGGGATAGAGGAAGATTCCAGTGGTTCAGTGTAGATCACGGCGCAAGCTTGGAGATGGTTCGGGCCTCAATTCCCAGGTACGATTCATACACCCGTTAAATCATCAATACACTGCTTTAGACAGGGGGAGCTAGTCACTCCCCCATATTTAGTTGCATCAAATGTGATAATATACTATATCTGTTACTATGAGCTGCTTGTGAAGCGAAATGCCTAACTACGGCAGCTCTAAAACAAAGGATACAATATGGTTGATAGCTACAGAAAAAAAGTAGGTACGGGTATTAAACCTAAAGAGATAAGTATGCCCACTCCAAAAATGATGACGAAAATGGTACAAGGAGGAACTATTAGCACTATTGGTGGTCCTAGTAATGCTAAAAAATTTGTTGATATTAGAGCCAGAGTTAAAAAAGCAGGTGGATATAAACGTGGAGGCATTGTAAAGAAATGACTAGAGGAACACCATCAAAAATGGCAATGATGTCGCCAAAACAACGAGCTGAATTTAAACTTAAATCTATGAAAAAAATGGGTTTAAAACCTGGTGATTTACAAAAGAAACCAGGTGGTAGACCAAAATTAACTAAGTCTCAAATGCTATTACAAGCACAGGGAAAAGATTTAAAAGGTGGTCAATTATTTACAGGTGAAAAAAAGAAAAGACCTAAAAAATTTAATTTAGGCGGTGAAGCAGCAACAAGCGTTGGAAGAGGTACAGTTGTTAAAAGTCAAAGAGAAGCACAAAGAAATAAACTCGATGATATGATGAAAAGATTGTATGGTCCAACAAGTAAACCTAAGCCAAAGCCAAAGCCAAAAAAACCTTTGAAAAAGGTATTGGGTGATAAAATTAGACCTAAAAAGAAACCTTTGAAAAAGAGATTTAAAGGCGCATAGATGTTAGGATTAGCAGTTAGAGGAGCAGGTATAGCTATAAAAGGACTTGGCAAGGCTTTTAAAGCGTATAAAAGAGCAAATCGAAGACAAAGTTTAGGATTACCTCGTGAAACTAATATGCAACGCATGAAAAGAATAAAAAAAGCAGGTCAAAAGAGAGCTGATAAAAGAAAAGGCACTAGATGAGCGACCAAGAGATATTAAAGCAACGAGATTTATTGGACGCGATCCTCGCATCACGGACCACGAGTCAGTATGATAGATTAGAAAACATGAAGGTCATGGATTCAATTTATTTTAAGGAAAAGTTACCTAAAAATGTAATCTTATTCCCATTACAAAGGATAAAACGGTATGTACACACAACTACCCGAAAGCCCAGTAAGAAAAGTCTATAAGTGTCGCCATTGCGGTGACGTATCAATAAAATTCTATGACCCCAAGCAAGACCGTGTATATACGGCAGAAGAATGGGAAATAATCATGACTGATGGACGCCAGGCATTAGATAAAGCACTAAGAATAGTGCGTGAAGATCCAAAGTTCTTTTCATAAATCGCGTTTCTAATAGATGTTTTCTAGCAAGTCTTTACATCTTTCTTTTTATCATTACCCTAGGTAACAAGGTAACAAGGTAACAAGTAGCAGAATACTTACCTTTTTTGTTACTTTGAAGTAATATTATAGGTAACAAGAAGTAACAAATATTCTATATTTATAAAAAAAACTCGCATTTCCCAAGGTTTTTGTATAAAATAAAATACTTTAGAAGAAACATCTATAAGAAAGATGCAATATGGAAGAAAATAAAGAAGTTTATATACCAGAGCCTTTGTCTGAAGCATTGTATGATGACAAAATAACCCCAAAACAAAGAAAATTTATATTATTGCTTGTTCATTCTGAAGGTTTGAAAACAGCAACACAGTGTGCAATAGAAGCAGGTTACGCAAAAAGAAGTGCATACATGATTGCATCACGATTACAGAATGTAGAAAAATATCCTCATGTTGCAAAAGCCATAGATTCAGAAGTGAGAGCAAATGTTGACAGGTATAGGTGCACACAGGAAAGATCGTTATCTACATTAGCCCGCATCAGAGATAAAGCGTCTGAGTCAGGGAATTGGAACGCTGCCGTAGCTGCGGAGACCAGGAGAGGACAGATAGCTGGGTTGTATGTTGATAAGAAAGAAATTCTCACAGGTACAATCGACTCGATGTCGAGAGAAGAGGTAGAGAAGAAGCTACAGGACTTGAAGGAACAGTACAGTATTGAAACTACGTTTGAGGAAGTTAAAGAATTAGAAAATAAAGCTTGACTATAAAATAGAATGGGACTATATAGGTTTAAGGTTTAAGGTAGTACCTTCTGGACAGTGTCGTGTAGAACTATTTTCTAGTAGCCGAGCTAGTTCCCTTCGGCAAAGAAAAGGAGAAAGTATGTTAGCTATAATTAGACCAGACTTGTATGAATATACTGCATTACCTATGACAGACGAATTGTTCTGGCGTAGGATAGAGAACTTGAGGCGTGCAGCGTTGACTGCTGAGAGCTTTGAGTTTAGGTTGTTGTATTATAATCAAATGATGGAACTGATGAAGAGGTGTCCATGAGAAATATAGATGATTTAGAATTACAGGATCTAGTACAAAATCAAGTGCCAGATGACTACCATCATAACTTTTGGTATGCCTTATTTATTATGGGCGGTTGGAAATGGTTGGTTGGAACTATTGTAATATTGCTGTTATGGTTTACTTGGTTTGAATGAAACCAGAAAGTAAATTTTGGAAATTAGTTAAAACAAATTTACCAGATATTTTTTGGACTCGTATTGAAAGTTGGTCAATGCCAGGTGTACCAGACTGTTATGGTTGCAAGGACGGAGTTATGTTTTGGGTGGAACTGAAGATAACTAAAGATAAAAAAATAAAATTAAGCCCGTTTCAAAAAGCATGGCATTTTAACCATAGTTTGCAAGGCGGAAGAAGTTTTATTATGCTTCAGCACCTCGGAGAGAGGTTAGCCTACATCTTTCCTAGCTCCATTGCCGTCTCCATCGCCGCATTGTCCCCGAATAACGCAGTCATGAGCTGGGATCCTGCTGCAGGTGCAGCGTCCTGGAACCAGGTACGGCAGTATCTTCTGCACTCTCCATTGCCCGCATCACCGCAGAAACCCGCCATTTCTGAGTAGTTATAGTCCAGCATCCCCCGCAGCGGAACCTGCTGGCACTTCAGTCTGCATCTCCATTACCGCAGAAACCCTAGCCTTTCTCTACCATCTGAGTACCTGAACCTGCAGCGGGAACCAGGAAGCTGAGCTGGTAGCCGTCTGCATCTCCATTGCATCGCCGAAGCCTCGTGACCTGTGGTACTATAGTAGTTACACAAGCTGCACCTGCAGCTGGCGGAAGCTGGTGTGGTAAATAAAATTTAATTAGCTCTTGACTATCTAATAAGATGGGACTATATAAGTACCTGAGGTTGGCAATGGATCTTCGTCCTTGCTCGGTTGATCAGAAGCCCGTTCGAAGTTCCCATACCTCAGTGGCTACCGAATCCGTTTCGAAGTTTTGCAAACGGCCACACGAGTCAGGAGCTGAGGAGAACCCACGGGCTTCCATAAGCAGATTCGTCTGCCAGACGCCCTGACTCACCTACATTAGAAAGGAACAAACTATGGAGACCGTAACAGTATTAAAGAAAGAACCAACCTGCGCTCAGCTGGTGAAGCAGGAATGGAAAGATAGACAGGAAGACCTGAAAGACCCTGAGTATGAGGCGCTCGGATTTGATTACGTAGAACCGCATACATTCA